ATCCTTTCATCTACTCGATAAAATGACTGTGGTGTACCACTGAAAGAGCCTATCACTACAGGATCTTGCATTTCTTCTGAGTCACGATAAAATCCCATGATAGTAGAACCCTCAACTAGACCATGAGTTGTTGTTCCTAATCCTGACAAAGATGGTGATGTTGTCGGCATCATTACATGAGACCAAGGGAGATCAGGTGTAGCAATCTTTTGTTTATCCCAAGTATGTGAACCATGTATTCTTACACGAACTCTGTTTTGATATAGTGGATCGTTTCGGTCTTCAACAATACCAGT